CAATTACACTTTATGCGGTGATGCTTTGTCTCAAGACTTTATTCACTCGCCTGACCTGTTGTTGTCGCCAAAATATGCAGCGTTGTCAGCGGGATGGTTCTGGAACAAGCGTGGCTTAAACAAAGAGGCAGATGCAAAAGACTACACCGCCATGACCAAAAAGATCAATGGCGGTGTTATTGGGCTAGACGATAGAATCAAGCACATCAATCATGTGCTAGAAGTCTTGTCCTGATATTGCAACTCAAGCAACAACTCTAGGTAATGAATGGCCTTGCGTATGTCGGCAGCGCCATTCTTTTCTTTGTGCCGAGTAACGTATTTAATGACGTTGCCTTCACAAAAGCCAAGATTGTTTGCATGAATGTAAACAATAGGCTGGATGCCTTTGTCTTTGTAATGGCTGCCTGATTCTTGTCTGTCAAGGGCAGACTGTGTACCAGTACGCATACCGCAACGTTTAAGAGTTATGCAATAGTCAGGGGATTGGCAAGTATCGCAAAGCATCACGACTCCTTTACAAAAATGCCTTCTGGCGACAGATAACCCTTGCGGTCTTTAATCTGCTCGTAGGCATGAGCAAAACACTTTACAAGGTCTAGATCAGCGGTGGCGCAACCCATCACAAGGGTAACAAGAATATCGCCGTATGCGTCAATCATTGCTTCGCGGTTATTGTCTGTAATCGCTTGCATCAACTCGCCAACTTCTTCTAGCGTTTTGATGGCTTGCGCTCTAGGGTTGCTGTTCTGGACAATCTGACGAGCCTCGCCCCACCTAATAACTTCCATTTCAACTTGTGCATAACTCATTGGTTGATCCCTCCATCGGCCTTCCAAAAAGCCCAAGCAAGTATTGCTTTTTTGATAATGGTTTTTTGTTGTTTGCTTTTGTAATCGCAAGCATCTGATGCAAAAAATGCTTCAATTTCCAGCATGATTGCTTGAGCTTCTTCATGCACTCTGGCCTCGGTAAGTGATTTAAAAACTTGCCCGTCACTTGCTTGATATGCTTCACCTGTTTTCATGCTGTCCACTCTCTTTCGTTACGTCCTGAGTTTGATTTAACTTTTTTGCCTGTTAAGAACACCATGTTCATAACTTTCATTTCATTCATGCGCCGAGCAACCTGATTGCCATCTAAGCCAGTTAGCCTTGCAATGCCATCTTTGCCAAGCGGCCCATGTTCTTTCAAGCAATTGCAAATGACATTCCAATGCTTTGCAGTCATTTCCTCAACTGAGTCTGCTGCTTCAAACGATGTGATAGGGTCATCTGCCCGAACTCGGGGAAACTTAACGTCAAAGAATTCTTTGAATTTGTTTGCGTAATCCATGTCTTGTCCTTGTAAAGTGGGCCTACTCGCTGCGTCTGCACTGCCGTTTTTTTGGTAAAAAACGCTTGACCGCTTGTGCAGCATCCGCTTTCGGCCCGTTAATCAGAAACAGTTGGTCGTACAGTTGTTGCCGTAGCAGCAAGTCGTACAAGTCACCGTGCGCCCGTTAATCATGTAAGTGTGAGTGCTGCAAGCAGCCCAAGTCATTGTGGCTACGGTTGCAAGGCAAATGCCGATAAAAACTTTTTTCATTTGATTCTCCAAGTTAAAAGGGTACGTCATCATCCATCTGAGCAGATGGGCGCTTGGGTTTTATAGACTGTTTAACAGTCTTTTCATCTTTAGGCTTGACAGACAAACTCATAAATTTATTGCCTGTCTTCTCAGACGTTTTAAGCCATCCTGATACCCACATATCAACGCCATTGACGTTTAGACTGCCCTTGTAATCAGGGTGATTGTCTTGCTGCTTGTCATCATTTTTAAAGATGGCTCCGCGATTGGTGTTGTCATATTGCATATTTATTCCTTTGCTTTTTTAATAGCCGAACGGGTTTTGCTGTCTAGCAATGACCACAATCCGACCTTTTGATCTGCCTCAAGATTCTCAGAGTCAAGCCTGTCAAGAGCTTGCTTTGGGTTTCCTTCAGCTACGTTAGCGATTAAATCAATCGCTAATTCTTGAAGGTACTGCATTTCCTCTGGAGGAATAGTGTCTGCAATACCTTGTGATGGGGTGATAATGATTTTTTTATTTTCAATAGGCTTAGATGAATCAAGCGCATCATGCTCAACAATCTCAAGCGCAGCAACCCATAAGTATCTGCGAATGTATGTTTGCACAGCGCCAAGGTTCTGCACTGGGTGGCAGCCTTTAAGATTGGCCTCCGACATGGGAGACTCAATCACAATCATTTCTTCTGGTTTGCTGTTGTTGATGATTCGCATATCAGCAGACTCTTTGCCAAAGCTGATGATGCTTGTCAAACCTACTTCATCAAAGATACGCAACGCTGGCTCAATAAAGTCACCAAGTTCAAAGTATTTGTAGCCAGCAAATTTGTTGTGACCTGACTTTTTAATCTCAGTGTTGTGAAATTGATTACGGGCAGAATTAAGTTTTTGATAGACATTCATTTTGATTCCTTTAGATATTCTTGAGTTTTTTCATCAAGATCATTAAATTCAAGAAAGTGGTTTTCCTGACAGCAAGATTGTTTGTCATTGCGCTCGTCAAGACAATACGCGCAGAACTCTACGCCATCATATTCAGTCATGTTGTTCTCTTGACTTGCTTGGCAAGCAACCATTTGTCGCCAAGAAAGCGAATTGATTTGACCCACTGCCGAATGTTATGACGTTGAATATGGTGTGGAACACCATCTACGCAGTACAAGCCGCGAACTCGTGTAAGAAATGCTGTGTTCATGTGAACTCCTGTCTTGTTAAATAGTTTTCAATGTTTGCTTGCACTTGTCAAACCATTCAGGTGCATAGCCCATATTGGCATCAACTGCGCCAGTTAAGAACCAAAAGGCAGCAGCAATTTCATCTGTGCCAAATTCGTGAGTGCGTTTGTTGCCGCGATAGCCGCACCAATTGCCCCATATATTTTGCTTAATCTTGCGGTTCATGTGAACTCCTGTTTTGTTGAGCCTCAATGTTATGACCCATCAAACAAAAAAACATTAGGACAAACCCTAATAGACAAGTTGGTCAACAATGATAACCTTGCCAGCATGACTACACCAGACCAAAACGAAACAGCCGCAGCACAGGAGCTTTGCGTTACTGCAATTCAAGCTGTGAAGCAGTACACTTTTGACCCCGGCGACTTTGAGGCAGCTACTGTTGCTCTCTTAGCCCGTGCCATTGAATTAACCGCAAAAAAGGAAATGACGATATGCTTCAAGCAAAACGGTACTATCTTGACCAACTGAAACACGGCCCAAAGTCGCACCGAACAATCATGAACAACATGGCGAACAAGTTTGAGGTCAGCACAGCCAAAATTAGGGATGAGTTGGTCAAGGAAGGCTTGATTGTTTTAGACCAATACAAAAACATAGGCTTAACAGACAAGCGTAACTACGCCTACAAGCTGACAGGCAAAAAGTTAACTGAGAATACGCAAGACGTAGCTTACTGGCCTGATGGGTCATCCAAGTCAACTGACAATGCTTTTAATTGGAAAAATGATCGTCCAAGTATGTTTAGCAAGCAAGAGATTGCTAACCAAAGAAACTCTGGCCGACCACACAATTACAACCCGCATCCAATCACCACTTTTGCAAGAGCTTAATTGGTGGTATAGTTATTTGAAACCCGGATACCGAGGAAGTCATGAGCCTCGGGAAAAGTGAACTCCCCACCTTCCGTGCGTTTCTTTCTGGGAGATTTGCGGAGTTGCTTTAATGCACTATTACCAATTCAACATTGGCGACTACAAAAGCCATACCGAACATCTTTCTGAGATGGAAGACCTTACCTATCGGCGTTTGCTTGATTGGTACTACCTTCACGAAAGTCCAATCCCCTTAGATGAGTCTGAGGTGGCTAGACAGATTCGTATGCGTTCGCATAGCGATTGCATTGCAGTCGTATTGCGAGAGTATTTTGAGTTAACTGACGATGGTTGGATTCATCATCGTGCCAACAAAGAACTGGCAAAGGCTGGAGAGAAATCTAGCAAGGCAAGTCAGAGCGCAAAGGCGCGTTGGGACAAAAAACCTAACAAAAACAAAGACTTAGCTGTTGATGCGAACGCATTGCGAACGCAATCCGAAGGCAATGCTACACATAACACAGAACACATTACACAAAACACAGAACACAAGAAAGAATTGCCGCAGGGCAAGCCTGCTAAATTTAAGCGCAAGACTTCAATTTCAGATGATTTTTCTGTAAGCCAGAGAGTGAAAGATTGGGCCAAGCAAAAAGGCTTTGACAAACTTGATGAGCATCTTGATGCTTTTACTCGTAAAGCCAAAATGAACGGCTATCAGTACCTTGATTGGGACTTGGCTTTTATGGAGGCTGTTAGGGAGGATTGGGCCAAGATTCGTGGAAAACAATCTTTTGCTCAACAGGCTGC